GAGTTTGAATGTGAATTTGTGGGATCAACGTATACATTAATTGCTCCATCAAAACTTAGAACGTTGGTATTTAAGACTCCAATTCATTCTAATAATAATTTAGATGTTTATGAAGAACCAATAAAAACTCATACATATGCATTGGTGGCCGATACTGCTCAGGGAAAAGGTTTAGATTATTCTGCATTTAATGTATTCGATGTTTCCGGAATGCCGTACAAACAAGTAGCAACATTTAGAGATAATACTATTTCTCCTATGTTATATCCAAATATAATTTTCAATGTGGGGAATAAGTATAATCAGGCACATGTCTTAATAGAGGTAAATGATATTGGTTCTCAAGTAGCTGATACTCTACACTATGATTTAGAGTACGAAAACATAATGATTATTACAATGAGAGGTAGAGCGGGACAACAAATTGGTGGTGGGTTTGCGAAGAACATTCAGTTAGGATTAAGAACGAGTAAACAAATCAAGAGAATTGGATGTGCCACTCTAAAAGATTTGATAGAACAAGATCAATTACTCATATCAGATTTTGAAACAATTAGAGAACTTACAACTTTTGCATTAACAAATAATACATATCAGGCAGAAGAAGGTTCACACGATGATCTAGCAATGACTCTTGTTATATTTGGGTGGCTAGTACAACAGAGATATTTTAAGGAGTTAACAAATATGGATATACGAAAGAAAATGTGGGAAGAACAAATGGAAACATTAGAACAAGATATGTTACCATTTGGAATTATAGATGATGGTCAGGAAGAGGAAACTTTTAAGGATAATGAAGGTACTGTATGGACAGTTGATGATGAGGCTAGGAGGCTATATTACTAAATGGATCTATATCTGCAAAATTAACTTCAGTAGGTGGGTTGTTTATTTCTGTTATTAAATCTTCAATTTTATTAGATAGATCTGGTCTTTCCTTTTTTAATCTGTTTAAAAAACTCAGAGAACCAGTAATTAATTGATCTGGACGGATAGATAATCTTTTCCCTATCTTTCTTTTATCAGATACTTCAAGATGTTTGGGATTTACACAAGATGGATTGAAGCATGTTTGAGTTACTACTTCACTAGATGTTAATTCACCTCGCACTCCGGAAATTGATGAGAAATTACCATACATCATAAACGCATATCTACTGGCGGGTATAGTTTGACCCATTACAGAAAACATTCCATGACCTGTTTTATTTTTTGAAGCGAGCCAGATATGACACTCTGTATTTTTTTCAGAACGATCAACTTTTTTAAGAAATCGATCTTTTATTTTTTTACTGTCTATTAATTTATATTTGTCCATACTTCCTTATAAATTTATGATAACACTTAATATTTATGATTTTAGAGAACTGTAAAAAGATAAATAAAAGTAATATGGTATAAAATCTATAAACCATAATCTTTCAACTTTATCTATAGGAGAGATAAGATGCCTTTTACAATTAGTCCAGGCGTTGTAACCAAAGAAATTGACTTAACAACTATTGTACCTGAAATGTCTATGACAGAAGGTGCAATTGCCGGTCCTTTTAAATGGGGACCTACTTTTGATGTTACTACAGTTAGTAATGAATCAGAATTGGCAAGTCAATTTGGTAAACCAAACGCCGCAACATATAAAACATATTTTACCGCTGCAAGTTATCTCGCATATTCGGGAAATCTTAAAGTGGTTCGTGCAAGTGGAACAGACGCAAATAATGCAGCAATGAGCACAGCACTACAAGTAAAAAATGATGAACACTATGAGAATACATACGACCCAGACATGGGTGGATCAGCAGTCACCACTGCTGGAGCATTCATTGCAAAATATCCAGGAGATCTTGGAAACAGTTTAAGAGTTTCCATGTGTGGTGCCACAAGAGCAAACACAAATAATGATGGAACACTCAATAGTAATACTGATGTTTCACCTGCTTGTGGTTCTATCGTATATACAGTAGCTAATACTACTGTTATTGGAGTAGGAACAACATTTTCAAATGATGTTTCTGTTGGTGATGTTATTTCTTTTGATAGTAAATACGCTGTAGTAACTACTGTTACATCCAATACAGTTTTGGTTGCAACAGGGGCTGCAGATATGGCTAGTGCAGCTGCATATGCTCGTAGGAAAAGATCAGCATTTGGTCAACCAGCAACAGATTTGATTGGAACAGTCGTAGCTTCAGCTAATGGAGCTACAATAACAGGAACAGGCACCCAGTTTTCCGTTCAATATACTGTAGGTGATCTTGTTAAACTTGTTGGAATCAATGAAGAACGTAAAGTTTCCGCAATTACCAATGCAACCTCCATGACAGTTACAGTACCTTTTGTTGCATCCGCAGCCGCTAATACCCACTCACGTAGATGGGAATATGCAGATGCTTTCGATAGTGAGCCCGTTACTTCAGCCCATGCCAAAAGAAATGGTGGAGAATATGATGAAATTCATATTGCTGTTGTGGATGAAGATGGGGAATTTACTGGAGCAAATAATACAGTAATTGAAACATATTCAGGATCAGTTGCCGCTGGATCTAAAGGAGAAGACGGACAGAGTATCTATTACAAAGATCTAGTTAATAGAATGTCAAAGAATCTCCGTTGGATGGATCATCACGCGGATGGTGATGCAGATACACTACTTGATGGTGGAACAACCGCTTGGGGTGGAGTCGCATCCGGAACATTTAATGGTAAAGGAATTATCGTTTCTGGAAGTTTAACTGGTGGAACCGCTGGAACTGCAGCAACTGCTGGAAATATTCAGACAGCTATGGATGAATTCAAAAATTCTGAAAAAGTAGATGTAACACTTCTGATGACAGCAGATGCAGATGCAGCAACCGCCATTCATGCAATTAATAATATTGCAGAATATCGTAAAGATTGTGTAGCATTTATTTCACCAACCCAAGCAAATGTTGTTAATAACTCAGGAAGTGAAGTTGATGATGTTATAGCATTCCGTAATTCAATGCCAAGTTCTTCATACGCTGTACTTGACTCTGGATGGAAATACATGTATGACAAATACAATGATGTATATCGTTACATTCCATTGAATGGTGATGTCGCTGGATGTTGTGCCTTTACAGATCAAGCCCGTGATCCTTTTTGGTCGCCTGCTGGAATCGATAGGGGTAATATTCGTAATGCCATCAAATTACCTTTTAATCCAAACAAAACTGATAGAGATAATCTTTATAAAAATGGTATTAATCCTGTTACAGCAATGCCGGGAAGTGGAATACTTCTTTTTGGAGATAAAACACTATTAGCAAAACCAAGTGCATTTGATCGTATCAATGTACGAAGGTTGTTTATCCTTTTGGAAAAATCCATTGCAGCAATGGCAAATTCCTTCTTGTTCGAATTCAACGATGAATTTACACGATCTCGATTCGTGGCAACCGTTGAGCCTTTCTTGAGAGATATTCAAGGGAGAGGTGGAGTTCAAAGTTTTGCTGTTGTCTGTGATGGAGGTAACAATCCACCAGATGTAGTAGATCGAAATGAATTTCGTGGAGATATCTATATTAAACCATCTCGATCAATTAACTTCATACAATTACAATTTGTTGCAGTTAGAAGCGGTGTCGAGTTCGAAGAAATTATTGGTGGATAACCATAAATAGTAGTATATAAATATATAAAAGATGGGGGAAGACGATGACTTTCGAAGGAAGTACTTGTAAAAAAGGCTTCCCCATCACATCTTTAATTTTAGTCATCGGAGAAAAAAAACAATGGCATTTAATATCGATACATTCACCGCAAAATTAGGTAAAGGTGGTGCATTAGGAAGTTTATTTGAATGTGAACTTACTTCTGCTAAAGGCTCAGGAAGCACTATTGGAGACTTCAAATTTATGTGTAAAGGTGCAGTACTTCCAGCTTCAACTATAGAGCCTGGAACTGTTACATACATGGGAAGAGCTTTACAAATTCCTGGTAATAGAGCTGCACAACAATTAAACACCGATGTTTACAATGATGAGGACATGGCAATTAGAAACCATATTGAAAATTGGATGGAGTTAATCAATTCTCATAAGGGAAATTCTAGAAATTCAGGTATGGCCGCTATTGGTAGTTATACAGGTTCTTTGAAGGTTAAACAACTTTCAAAGGAAGATGTTGGAACAGTTAAAACTTATGAATTTGTTGACTGTTGGCCTTCATCTTGTGCAGAAGTTCCCCTGTCATGGGAAACCAATGAAATTCAAACTTTTGCTATAACATGGGAATATAATTATTGGAAAACTATGGATTCCGCCGGAACAGTTATTGCTGGTAGTTAACAATTATTTGATTTATTATGAAAGAAACATATTTATATGGGAGTGGAGAAATCTACTCCCATTTCACCTATTAGGAAGAATGTATGGCAGTTGAATTATTTGGATTTTCTATAGGACGGGTTGACAAAGACGCAAAGAATAAAGAATCTTTTGCACTCCCAGAGCCAGAAGACGGGGCAGTTGAAATTGGTCCATCAGGAGGTGCATACGGTACGTATGTAGATCTTGAAGGTCATGCCAAAAATGAATTAGACTTAATTAGAAAATATAGGGAAATGGCAACATATCCCGAATGTGACCAAGCAATAGATGATGTTGTTAATGAGGCCGTTGTTACAAATAGGGAAAATTCTCCTGTCAGCATTAGCCTAGAAAAATCAAATCTATCAGATGATATTAAAGAAAAGGTAAAGTACGAATTTAAAGAACTGATTCGTTTGCTCGATTTTCGTAAAGTTGGTTATGAAATGTTTAAAAAGTGGTATGTTGATGGTAGATTGTATTTTCACATTATCATTGATAATAAAAACCCCAAACGTGGTATATTAGAACTACGTACAATAGACCCCCTAAAAATAAAAAAGATTAGAGAACCAAAAGTTGCTCAAGATGATCACGGCACAACAGTTATAGATCCTTCAGGATTTCAAGAGTATTATCTATTTAATGAAAGAGGAATTTCTGCTGCTCAATCTGGAGGTATGACAATTCAAATTGCTGCTGATTCTATCTCTTATGCACATTCTGGTATATTAGATCCCGATAGAAAATTAGTTTTAAGTCATCTACACAAAGCAATCAAACCCCTTAATCAATTACGAATGTTAGAAGATGCAGTTGTCATCTATCGTATCTCACGTGCTCCTGAACGTAGAATTTTCTACATTGATGTTGGTAATCTACCAAAGATCAAAGCAGAACAGTATCTACGTGATATCATGAGCAAATATAAGAATAAATTGGTATATGATTCCAATACTGGTGAGATTAAAGATGAACGTAAGCACATGAGTATGTTAGAGGACTACTGGCTTCCACGAAGAGAAGGTGGTAGAGGAACAGAGATTTCTACGTTACCGGGAGGGGAGAATCTTGGTGAATTGGCCGATGTTGATTACTTCAAAACAAAACTATACAAAGCACTCAATGTTCCCCCTTCACGGTTAGAACAAGACTCAGGCTTTATACTAGGACGAGCTGAAGAGATTTCAAGAGATGAAGTTAAATTTACTCGTTTCATTGAACGTTTGAGAGCTAGATTTAATATTTTGTTCGATGATCTCATAGAGAAACAGTTATTACTTAAAGGAATTGTTTCTTCTGCGGATTGGGGAGTTATAAGGGATAATATAGTATATGAGTGGGAATCAGATTCACACTTTGCAGAACTACAACAAGCAACAATGATGAGAGAACGGTTAGGTACGTTAGTAAATGATATGGGATATAGAGATGAAGTTGTTGGTAAGTATTTCTCTCAAGAATATATTAATAAGCACGTTCTTAAATTGTCTCAAGAACAAATAGATGATATGAAAGAACAGATTGCAGCAGAGAAAGCGGAAGCTGCGGCCGCTGAAGGTGGAGGAGAATCAGAAGATCAACAATGGGAATTTGATCCTTCAGCAAACAAGCCAGACTTAAAAGTGATTAGTAATTAAAATTTATAAATAGTATAAATATAACAGAAATAATAGAGGAAATTT